AACCGTTGTCGCGGGAGCATCGACTGGGGTTCTTTATAACAACGCTGGAGTGGTTGGAGACTATATTATTTCTGGTACAGGAAATGTTCTCATGTCGACATCTCCAGTAATGACAACTCCTCAGATCAACGATACGTCAGCTGACCATCAGTATGTTTTTGCAGTGAATGAACTTGCAGCTGACCGTACAGTGACGCTTCCGCTTCTTCTTGGAAATGATACATTCGTATTCGCTGATTTTATTCAGACACTGACGAATAAAACACTTACATCCCCAGTTCTCACGACACCTCAAATTAATGACACTTCGTCTGACCATCAGTATGTGTTTGCGGTAAGCGAACTTGCTGCGGACCGAACCGTAACACTCCCGCTTCTTTTAGGGAACGACACATTCGTATTCGCCGATTTCATCCAGACACTCACTAACAAAAATGTCACAAAGAGACTCGTCACAGTAAATGCACCAGGGGCAACCCCAACAACGACTGTAGCCAATGTTGATATTGCAAACTTCACAGGTCTTTCGGCCGCAATCACATCAATGACAACGAATCTTGTAAATACAGGAGCCGTTGATGGTCAGAAACTTGAGATCCGATTTACAGACAATGGTACTCCACGAGCAATTACATGGGGGGCTTCATTTGAGGCAAAGGGTGTTCCGTTACCTACAACTACAGTTTTAAGTAAAGTTACAACAATTGGATTAATTTATGACACAGTAACTTCAAAATGGGGAAGCGTAGCTGTGGCACAAGAGGCTTAGTAATATGAGTAGTTTATTAAATGGAATAGTTGCATATTATCGTTTAGATGGCGATTTAGTAGATTTAATTAGCGCTAACAACGGCACTAATATGACTGCTGCTTTTGATTCTTCTGGCAAAATAAATAGTTGCGCTTTATTTGCGGGAGCTAATCGCATGACAATACCTAACGCAGCGCAATTACAATTTACTTCTGCTATGTCTATTAGTTTTTGGATGAATTCAAGCACTTCTGCATCAGGAAAATATTTTTTAGCAAAGCCTACGGTTATTAGTAGTAGTAACGGTTATGATGTTAACACTGGCTCTGCCGCAAACAAATTACGAGCTTTTTTAATTGGTCTTACTCCTGATAATTTTGAAGTTAACGCTTCTATTTATGCCCTAGTGGTTTACTTTAGGTATACTAATGAAAACTACCAGTACTTTATAGCTGTATCTATACTATGTTTCTTAGGATACCTAATAGGTGAAATGAGTGGCTGGGGATTATGGGTAGGAACTTTAACTAATAAACTTATAGACACTTGGTATTTACATACTGAGCGTGAAGGTGGCTGGTACACTGGAATTCAAAGACTTACTGAGTATCTAATAGAACCTACAAAGGAAAACTGGATAGACCACTGTAGACTCGCTTTATTCCTAAGAGGAGTCTGGTGGGCTTCTTGGATGTTACTTCCATTACTATTAGTAGACATATGTCCTACTACCTTGATACTAGCTATTATAGTCCTAGGAGTTGCCTTCCCAGTTTCTTGTGATAGTCAAGTGCTTTAGCCTTAAGCATTGCTATGTGTTCAGGGTGTCCGCTGAATGACTCACAGTGTACTTGTGTTTCTACTTCACTGGTTCGTAATACCATATCTGTCATATAGTTTTCATCTACTTGCTGTAATAGTGTTATAGTTTTTACTTCTTTCCAAGTAGCTTCTAGCCATTTGTTTGATAGTTTAAGTTCTAATTTCATTAGTTTGTACTCCCTTTGATAATTGCAAACTCTAATACAATACCTTCCGCTAATGCTCCTGCCGTATTGTTTCTTATGTTTATGTAAAATTGTCCTGATGTGTTACCTGCCGTCCAAACTTGATAACTTCCAAAACCACCATAGCCACCTCTAAGGGTAACCAAAACAGTGTCATTTAGCGAAAATAAAGAGTTATTCACAGCAAAAGAAACAGTAGCGTTTGAAGCCAAACTAGCACTATTCATTGTGATACTGCCACAAGGTTTATTAAGCGTTACAGAGGTTCCTTTATTTGTAGTCTGCGTTACAGTACCGCCTGAGCCCGTTCCGTAGCCTAAGCCACCCGAACCAGTTACTAGGACATTGCCACTATTGTCCAGTTTCATTGCTTCTTTCCAAGTTATTGGGGTGTCTGCTGTACCTGATGGAGTTACATACCACTTATGAACACCATCCCCTTGCCTATAAGCGGTAGCTGGGTATGCAGATTTATATAACGCACCGAGCCCATCATTATTATTTGAGTAGTAATTTGAGCCAAAAAATACACCATCACCTGAGTTTATACCATATAGGCACCCACTTAAACCTATATCAACTGCGGATATGTTTAAATCCCAAGCACTAGGAATTGTGCCAATCCCAATATCTTTATTAAAGATTGTATTATCTAAAAATGTCTTTACATCAGCTATAGACTCATCTCCAGCTTTATGCACAAAATTATCTGGGTTTATACTATTAGCAAACGCTTCTGCCTTATCAGCAGTACTAGAAGCACTTAGAGCTGAAGCTGAAGCCTCATCAGCACTATTAGAAGCACTTAGAGCTGAAGCTGAAGCCTCATCAGCACTATTAGAAGCACTTAGAGCTGAAGCTGAAGCCTCATCAGCCTTAGTATCAGCTAATAAAATCTCATATATATTATCTGAGACAGCTACTATATTAGAAATATTAGATGTTATAGCTTTTATATCATCCTTCAAAGCTAATATTAAAGTAGCATCATTAGGTGTATTAGTTAACTCTGTAGGAGTAGTAGCAACTTGAAGTACTAAGTAGACTCCAGTAGGGGCTGTAGAGAAAACTACAGAATCATCAATAATCTGATAGAGTGATTCATCTATAATACTCCAACTTCCTTCCCCAACACTATCTAGAAACACCTTTATAAAAGACTTACCTTTGATGGGTATGTCCGAAATATACACCTTCCTAGAATCTATAGAAAGGTCAAAAGCTTTATCAGCTATCATTAAATCTCCTTAAATAACTTTTGAACGGATATTATAATTTGCTTCTATAGTGTATGTATGAAACTCTAAAGGTTTATCTTCTACACTCTTAACAGTTATTTCTATCTCATTTGATTTTCCTTGTACCAAAAACTTGTTGTCTTTAAGTGCAAACCTCTCTATTAGTCTACTTGAAATCTTATTAGATATGCTAACTTTGTAAACGCTTCCTATCTTAGATTTAAGCTGGAATGTTCTATAAATTAAAGGAGCTTTAGCGGACTGTATAAGTCTACCATTAGAATCCTTTAACACTAATTCAGAGAACTTAACAGAGGACTCATACTCTATGCTTCCATTGTCTAAGAAGGTGTTAACAGATGAGTTAGAGGAATAATCAATTCTCTCTAGTATATTACCGTCTCCTCTATCTATTATAATATATAGATAATCTGAAAGCATCGTTATATTACTTATAGTTCCTCCAAAGACCCATTTAGACCATGCAGTTTGTACCCTATCATTTCCATTATTATAGAACTTATAAACATACAAAGTATCTGGTGATTCACTGGACAGCATAACTATAATATTCTGATTAGTGTTTCCTACCATATTTACAATACTATTAGGGATATATTCAGGTGTATGCCCAGATACATCTAAGGCTACTGTATTCTCCTGAGAGTTATTAACATAATACTCTAGAAGTGAAGTACCTCTAAGTGTAGTACTAAGGAAGAACAAGGAACTACCAACACCTATTGGACTAACTAAGCTTGATGAGCTATAATTAGTAGTAGACATAATAGATACATCATTAGGGGATAATACTTTATCTGCTGATAAACTAAACTGGGAAGTAGAACTTAATAGTATTACTTTATTGTCGAATGGTATTGCATGATTTATAAGGGATACATTATTAGAGTCTACTGATACATCAATAGGGTCACTATCAAGTACATCTGTTACTGTAGTAGGAAAGAAGTTAAAGTAACTACCAACCTCACTCATAATAATATTCTCATTTGATACAAAACATAAGCGGTTCTTAAAGAAGAAAATAGACTTTATAGTTTTATCTATGAAGCTAGGCTCTGAAGCAGTTAAATCATCTCCTACAAGTCTCATATCATAATCTATAAAGGAAGCTTTAAAGGTACTATCAGCTTGTCTTACTAGCTTTATAGGCATAGTAGCTTTATCAATAGTATTCTTTAAGTATGGCTTTCTAGTTTCTTTCCACACTCCTTCTTCATAATGTACCCAAAAGTTAGTAAAAGAGTTCTGTTCATCACCTATAACTTCTAGGATGATATTATAAGTATCTTCTAGTCCAGCCATATCATTAGGAAGGTCTGTTAACTTCTGAGCAGTTCCATGGAATCCCTCAGAGGCTTGTGACCCATAACTATCAGACCATGTAAATACATAATTAGCATCTCTTACAGCAGTAGAAAATAGTATAGAACCTTTAGCAATCCACCCAGCTCCTAAAGTAGAAGCTAGTGAGGATACAGCTACAGTGGACTTCACAGAATTAGTAGTGGCTGTTAAGGCTGTATAGTCATACCCTACATTTTGTCCATTATCAAATGTTCTCTTTACCCAATAGAAAGGATGCTTATAGTTCTCTCCATCTTCTCCATCAATAGTACTAGACATTAAACATACTTTATTCTTATTAACTATGAATGTTGTATCACCTACTGTCAAGGCTTTGAATGATGTTATAGAGTTAGTAGCTAATAGATAATTAGATACTCCAGCATCCATAGAAACAGTAATAGGAGTGCCAGTAGCAGTATAAGCTAAGATAGCCCCAGTAGTACCATTTATGAATAGGATATACTCCTCTTCTCCATCACCCCTAGAGTAGCCATGCATGAACATTGAGTTGTCTATTGTTATATCTGCTAAGAACTGGGTAGGATTCCTCCTAGATACTCCTTTACTAACTTCTGGCATCATATTAATCATCTCTGATACTTGCCCATCAATTCTGTTAGTAGTCTCTTGTTGAGATACCCCTAAAAATAAGGAGCTAATAGCCTTCTGAACTAAGGACATTAGAAGCTTCCTCTAGGATTACTCTTCCTACTAAAGTTTGAGTTAAGTCCACTTGCCCTAACTTCTCGTATCTCCCATATATTCACATTCTTCTGAGCTTCTTGTACTTCTCTTAAGAGTTCTTGATTAACCGACGGGTCATTAATATTATCTCTTTGGAAGATATAGGCACTTATATGCCAGACTACTTCGGAACTTTGATTACTGCTAGATATTGTAATGGTGCTGGTGTATTAAATCCAGCGTTAGTAGTAGGTATTAGAAGCTCTATCGTAGCTCTTCCTTAATAAGTGTTGACCTAAAAAGGTTTATTGGAGATTAGGCAGAAATGCTTAGTCTCCTTTATTTTTCTAAAAGGAGATTTTATGAGTATAAAGAAGAAACTAACTGGAATTAATAGACTCCTTAAGACTATTGGTGAGCCTCCACTTTTAAATGAAGATGATTTTCAGCTTTCATATGAGGCAGATTTAGCAGATAGACAACTAGAAGAAACTAAAAAGACTATACTAAAAATTGGATATTCTTTCAATACTGTAGATTCCGTGGACTTATCCCCAGATATTAATGGATACATACACATCCCTCCTTCATCTTTAACTGTAATACCAGAGGATAAGAACTTGGTAGTTAGGGAAGGATTACTATTTGATAAGCAGAATATCACATTCAACTTTACAGATACATCTAAGGCTACTGTATTCTCCTGAGAGTTATTAACATAATACTCTAGAAGTGAAGTACCTCTAAGTGTAGTACTAAGGAAGAACAAGGAACTACCAACACCTAT